GGGCTCTGCCCGGCCTGCAAAGATGAGCGCGTCCGGGAGCTCTCGCTCCTTCACCGCCGGTATGACCGTGCTATTCTGGCCGGAGACCTCTCCGCCGCTTCGCTGGCTGCCGATGAGGTGGAGGGCTATGAGCGTGTCTGGGGGCTCCGGCTGCTTGCTGCGCCCTCTGTGGCTCAAATGCGCCGCGCCATAGCTGGCGCTTCGGAGGGCGATGCCTATGGGGCTTGAACAACAGGTATGGTCGCTTTCCGACGGGAAAAGGCTGCGGGAGGTGAAGGCTCCGAGCGAGAAGCAAATTGAAGACTTGCTCGCCGCGAACATCGAAATTCTCGACGCCGGTTGGCTGGTGATAGGCCGGCAGGTGAAGACGGAAGGCGGCGGCTTCATTGACATCCTCTGCATCGACCAGCAGGGGGCCTTGGTGGTCGTCGAGCTCAAACGTGAGCTGACGCCTCGAGAGGTAACGGCGCAGGCCCTTGACTACGCTTCCTGCGTCTCCGTCTTCACGGAGGCCCAGATAGCCGAGACCTACATGGCATACAGCCGGAAACTGGGGCGGCCCGAAACGCTTGACAAGGCGTATGAGCGGAAATTCGGGATGAAACTGGACGCCGACGCCTTCCGGGGCGACGCTGGCCGGAATGAGGTGAAAATCGTCGTCGTAGCGACGCGCATGGACGGCAGCACCGAGCGAATCATCGAGTATCTGTCCGAAGCCTTCAAGGTGAATATCAACATCCTGTTCTTCTGCGTCCTCGAGTACAACGGCTCCTTGCTGCTGTCTCGGGCGTGGCTCCGCGAGCGCGAGGAGCTCGCTGCTGCGCCCGCCGTGGGCCGCCGTGAATGGAATGGGGAATACTTCTTCAATTTCGGCGACAGTGAGAGCCGCAGATGGGAGGAGGCCCGGAAGTACGGCTTCATCTGCGGTGGCGGTGGGAAATGGTATCACCAAGTCATTTCCTCTATCGAGCCGGGCTCGCGGGTCTGGGTTCGCATTCCGGGCTCCGGCTACGTCGGCGTCTGCACCGTCCGCGAGAAGGCTGTCCCGGCCCCGGAGGCGGTTCTCTCCGTTGATGGGAAGGACGTCCCCTTCCTTGAGCTCCCGCTCAAGGGCCATTATCATCGGGACAGAACCGACTATGACGAGCAGGAATTTATTGTGAAGGTGGATTGGGAAGTCTCCGTCCCGAAGGATGAGGCTGTTCACGAGTTCGGCTTCTTTGGCAATCAGAATATCGCCTGCCGCCCCACGGCTCCGAGCTGGGAGTTTACCCTTGACCGCCTAAAATCTGTCTGGGGTCTCCGTCGGGATGGAGGTGGTGCCGATGCCAGTTTACAAGGATGATGAGCGCGGGACGTGGTACGCCTCTTTCTACTACACCGACTGGCAAGGCCGCCGGAAACTCAAGAAGAAGCGCGGGTTTGAGCGCAAGAAGGACGCGCAGGAATTCGAGCGTGAGTTCCTTGCGAAGCAAGAGCGTTCCTGCGATATGACCTTCGCCTCCCTTTGGGCGCTCTATTGTGAGGATATGACTTCCCGCCTGCGGGAAAATACCCTACAAAGCAAAAAATACCTCGTAGAGCGGCACATTCTGCCGTTCTACGAGGCTCTAAAGGTGAATGAGATAACTCCCGCCCATGTGCGAAAATGGCAATCTGAGCTGCTGTCAAAGGGGTACGCGCAGACCTATGTGAAGACGATAAATAATCAGCTTGTGGCCGTGCTGAATTATGCCGTCCGCTACTACGGCCTGCCTTCAAATCCCTGCCACGTCGCCGGGAGTGTGGGCCGAAAGAACGCCGACGCGATGAAGTTCTGGACGAAGGAACAGTTTGAGGCTTTCCTTGCCTGCGTGGAGCGCCCTTCTGCCCGCGCCGGGTTCTCCTTGCTGTTTTGGACAGGCATCCGCATCGGGGAGCTGCTCGCGCTTACGCTCAATGACTTCGACTTCGAGAAGAAGACGCTTTCGGTCTCAAAGTCCTTCCAGTCTATAAAGGGCCGGGAGGTTATCACCGAGCCGAAAACGCAAAAGAGCAAGCGCGTTATCCCTCTGCCGGACAAGCTCTGCGCCGTGGTGCAGGAATACACCACGCGCCTCTATGACTACTCCCCGGACGAAAGGCTTTTCCCGTTCACAAAGTCCTTCTTTCACAAGGAGATGGAAAAAGCCTGCGCGGCCTCCGGCGTCGAGAAAATCCGTCTGCACGACCTCCGGCATTCTCACGCCTCGCTGCTCATAGAGATGGGGGCCCCAATACTCCTTGTCTCTGAACGCCTCGGGCATGAGGACGTTGAGACTACCCTTCGTACCTACGGGCACCTCTATCCGAACAAGCATGAGGACACCGTAAAGAAGCTGGATGACCTCATGAAATAGCCCCTTCGGCCCGTGGTATTACCGTGGCATTTGGGCCTTTCGGCGGCTTGCCGCTGGCATTACTTTGGTATGAAAAAATCCTCGGGAGCCGTGCAAAAAGTCCGTATTTGAAGTAATATATGTAACAAAACGCGGATTATAGAGCGTCAAACGAGGGTTAACAAACTTCATCCGTAGAGTGGGAGTAATGGCCGGAATAGCCGGAGGCCGCATGATACCTGCATTTTCTCGGTGTCGCATTTGCCCGTGGCATTATTTTGGCATTAAATCTCTCTGGGCGACCATTTTCGTGGGGTCACGAAAATGATGCCCGGAAACGAAAAAGAGCCCC